GGGGCTGGAGCCGCTATTGGCTACGTCAGCGGTAATGGTGGGGCGGTAACGCAAGCCACCAGCAAGTCTACCGGCGTAACGCTGAATAAACCCTGCGGCGCCATCACTACAACCAACTCAGCCCTAGCTGCTGATGCTGAGGTTACTTTTACCGTAACCAATAGCGAAGTTGCTGCTACTGACGTTGTGGTTGCTTGCATCAAGTCTGGTGGTACTTCCGGCGCTTATGTGCTGGGTGTTACCGCCATGGCTGCAGGATCGTTTGACCTGACCCTGGGTAATGTATCCGGTGGTTCGCTCAGCCAAGCGGTGGTGATTAATTTCATCGTCCTGAAGGCTGCTGCAGCCTGATGGGTTTGTTCGCCTTCCGGCGACTGCGTAATCAGGAGGCTTTGGTTTCGACTGAAGCCTCTCTTTCTATTGCAGAGCCCACCCCTAAACTTGAAACACCAGAACCATTGCCCGCTGTAATAGACGATGGCAATCACAATCGACGCAACAGTGGGGGGCGCAAACGCAAACTCCTACCTGACACTGGCAGCAGCCAACACAGTCATTGAAGGATTGGTGCAGGACGATGACGTGACCGCATGGGCATCAGCTACCGATGACCAACGGAATCGTGCGCTGTTTACTGCGACGCAACGCATAGACCGTGAGCGGTTTTTAGGTGCTCGCGCAACAGACACGCAAGCATTGCAATGGCCTAGAGATGGTGTTCGCAAGCCAGACACCTACATCAACACCTACGCTACGGGGTTCCCTTTTAGGATCACGGCAGATTATTACACCACTAGCGAGATTCCTGATCAGGTCAAAAAAGCACAGGTCATTCTTGCGGTTTATCTAAACAATAACAAGGATGGCTTAGGGCTTTCTGGTCTTGAGGATTTTAAGGCGGTCAGCATCGGCAGCCTTAGCGTCACGCCCGCAGGCGCCAGCAGCATCGCAACTGGTGCTGATCGTGTCCCACCGATTTTTGAACGTTACCTCACTGGCCTTAGAATTAGTGGACCAGGCAACATCGCCATCCGTCGCAGTTGACCATGAACTACAACTCAAACGACAGCTACAACATTGGCTTTGAGTACATCAGCGACACGGTGGCGCATAGCGGGCGCTTTTACAAGTTGTACGCCGTAGCAGATGCGGTGATTAATACTGCTACGGTGCAGAACGCTAGCGGCAATACCTTCAGTTCAGTACCGCTAAGTCATGGTGATTGCATTGAAGGCGTTTTTACCAGCGTGACTTTGACTTCTGGTAAGGTCATTGCTTACAAGATCTAGCCATGGCATTCAAAGGACATCAGGCAAACGGGATTGACTACACGCTAGGCGCTGAAGTCATCCATGACACTGCTGCCCACACTGGGCGTTTCCACCATATTGATTTTTATCAAAACACACACGTTGAGACAATCGTCAGCACAAACATGACCGGAAATACTTTGAATGGTGAGACCTTCCCGGCTGGCTTTGAACTGCGCGGATTGTTCACTAGCATTAAGTTGCATAATGGCGCGTGTGTCGCCTATAAAGTCTGATGGCGCTTACCACCTCACTGCGTAAGACTGCTAGCAAGTTGATAGCAAAGTTTGGCGGAGAGGTTACATTCCGCCGGGTTACGACTGCCGCTTATAACACTGCTACAGGTGCTGCAACGCCAAGCGTTACTTCCACAACGATACGAGGCATACTTGAAGCTGTCTCAGAGCGCGAGGCTAATGACTTGATCAAAGGCACTGATAAGAAGTTGACGATAGCTGCTGCTGATTTAGCTTTTGAGCCAGCGGTCTCTGATCAAGTAACTGTAAGCAGCAGAGTCATGCAGATTATCATCGTCAATAAGATTGAACAAGACAACACTGCAATAGTGTTTGAAATCTTTTTGAGGGAATAACCATGGCACGTCAAATTAGGCTAGATCAAATTGATGACTATGCAAGAGAACAGCTTGAACTGTTGATTAGAACTGCAACATTAGAGGCTGAAAAACGTCTTAAAAATAGAACCCCTGTTGATACAGGACGCCTTAAAGCAAACTGGCAAATCACACAAGAGCCATTAAGGGGTTCTGTTTTTAATAATCTTCCTTATGCCGCACCTGTTATTGCAGGTACAAACCTTCCACCGTCTTGGCAAGGGATACAACGCACGGAGCCATTCCTTGATATTGTTGCAAAAGATATCCAGACATATGTTGAGGCAGAAGCTGAAAGAATCAGGAGGCAGTCATGACTTTGAACACAATACGATCCGCCATCGAAGGACGCATAGCGACAGAATTTGCTTTGGCACCTGTTCTGCAAGTTGCTTTTCAGAATGTCCCGTTTACGCCACCAAACAATGCAAGCTGGCTACAGTCGCAAATCATTTGGGGTGAATCCGCAAATCTAACCATATTTACCAGTGCAACCAGGGGCACCGGGGATGGCTTTGATCGCCGAAATGGGGTTTTGCTTCTCAATATCTTCACGCCACGAGGGCAAGGACCGGGAGCAGGTTTTACCATCGCACAGCGGTGCATTGATCTGTTTTCACGTTTGCAGCTGCAAAATATAAAATTTGACCCTGCTTCTGGACCACGCACCTCGGAACCGGCTGCGCCAGAAGGCTTTTACCAGTTTCAGGTCGCCATAAGTTTTGAGGCTTTTGAACAAAGCTAGAATCTGAGTAGCCACTACCGCTCACAACAATGGCAACCGTTCTGTCCGGTACGTCCGGCGCCCTCTACTACAAACCCGCTGGCACCAAGGCCACTTTCGGTGAATCTGCCGTTGACGTGGCTGATGATGAAATCACAGTCGCCGCCTATCTGAATTTCAAGGTTGGCGATCCTGTCAAATTCAGTGTGGTCAACGTCAACACCGGAGCTGCTGGTTCTGGCACTTTGCCTGCTGGTATTTCTGCTGGCACCACCTATTACGTGATTGCTTACGCCGCAGCAACTGGTGTGATGCAGGTTTCTGCAACTGCTGGTGGTTCTACCATTGCCATCACTGATGACGGCACTGCGGTTAGCCCTAACGCCTTCCAGGTGGCTTACGCCGATTATGAGGCTGTTGGTCAAGTTCAATCCTGGAGCTTTGAAGTTAGCAGGGCTGAAATTGACGTGACGACTATTGGTCAAACAATTGGTCAATATGCACCATTCCGCGCTTACATTCCTGGTTTTGCTGAGGGCAATGGCTCCGCCACGGTCTTTGTGACCGATGACGACACCACCCTTGCCAGCCGTCTGGTACAGGATGTATTGCTAAATCAACAAGCCGGTGCTGCCTTTAAGCTATATATCGACAAGCAAAGCACCGAAAACGCGAGTCGCAGCATCGCCATGGAGGCAACGCTGTTAACCGCTAACTTCGGCGTCAACCCTGACGATGCTCAGCAAATCGAGGTGACTTTCCGTCCGGTGTCGGCCCCGACCTTTGACTTCAGTAAGTCCGCCTGATCTTTTTAGGTTGATTACAGAGCCCCTGGGTTGCACTGGGGGCTTTTTTGCGTCTAAACTAATAACGAACGACCAATTCTTATGCCCGCACCAACTTCGACTGCTCTGGCGCGTCTAAAAAAGGCAGCAAATCTGACCCCGATCAAACGGGTGGTCAAGTTGAGTGATGGCAGTAAGTTTGAGTTTTACGCTACTGCGTTGACAATGGCAGAGCGTGAACGGGCGCAGAAGATGCCCGGAGGCGATGACCCCAATGGCTTTGCGCTGAACCTGCTGGTTAACAAGGCGATGGATGATACTGGGCAGCGGTTATTTCAGGCTGGCGAAATTGCTGAGTTGAAAAATGATGTGATGGATGCTGACCTGCAGGCTCTGATGCTGGCGATTATCACCAATCCAGAGGAGGAGCAGGCTGTTGACATGAAAAGCAGTAAAGGCTGAACTCAAAAAAGACAACCTGTTACTGCTGCAACTTGGTGTCGCTAAAGAGTTAGGATACACACTGGCGCGATTAAATAATGAATTGACGCTAGAGGAGTTGCTGCTGTGGAGCGGTTATTTCGAACTTGAAGCAGAAGAGCAAGGGCGTAGAATGAAGCGTAAACGGTAAGCGAGTCGTGCCTGCATTAGTAGAAGTCGGCATCGTCGTAGAAGCGCGGCAACCAACTGCAGCTTTACGTGCGCTTTCTGCAACGGCAGAGAGAGTACGGGCTGGACTTACCTCGGTACAACAAAGCACGAGAAATGTTGCAAGTGCTTTTGCTGCAGCAGGTCAGGCTACTATCCAGTTTGGACGGAATCTTGAGCAAAATACAAGAAAAATACGCGAACAGGCTACAACCGTTCAAGGATTGGTTGGTGCATATGCAGGCTTTCGCACTTTGCGAGGTGCGATATCTGCTGGTGTTGAACTTGAATCAGTTCAAAAAAGAGCTGAACTATTAACAGCACGTTTTTCGCAACTATCTGGTATTCAACAAGTCGCGGCAGAATCGTCAAACAAATTTCGTCTTGCTCAGACTGATACCTTAGCATCGTTAGTTGATCTCGGTAATCGACTTGGACCTCAGGGAGCAACTATCAATGAAATCAGGGATGTATATGAAGGCTTCAATACAATCCTTGCAATAAATAAGGTCTCAACTACAGAGGCAGCCGCCGCTCAGTTGCAACTAAACCAAGCATTAGGCGCAGGCAGATTACAAGGCGATGAGTTTCGTTCTGTTAATGAAGCAACGCCTCAGGTTATTGATGAGATTGCAAAGGTATTGAAGATAGCCCGTGGCGAGGTAAAAGAATTTGCAGCGGAAGGCAAGGTAACAGCTCCTATTTTAATTCAGGCTTTGCGAAATATAAAAGAACAGGGTGCAGATGTTTTGCAACAATCATTTGATACGGCAGGTGGAAGATTGCGTGCTTTTGAAAAGGCACAGAAAGAATTAGCACAAGCAATCGGCACGCAGTTGTTGCCGGCTTTTACGCCACTGCTTACAACTATTACAGACTTGATTGCTAAATTTGCGGCGGCTCCTGGACCCGTTAAAGGTTTTACTGCCGCAGTCCTTGGCGTTACTGGTGCACTTGTAATTCTTGGTCCTGTAATTAGTGGGACTATTACGCTAATCAAGGCAATAGGCGTTGCAACATTGATTGCAGGTGGTCCTTGGATAGCGTTAGCGGCTGGAATTACTGCGGCGACATTCGCACTAGCTAGCTTTCAAACACAATCAGAAAAAAAAGGTGCGGCGGCAGTTACGGGTGACCCTGGAGCGATTGCAGAAGCTAGAAAAGAGTTAGTAGGTTTGCAAGCTGACATCAGCTTGTTAAAGCTAAAGGGCGCGGACAAAATGAGCCCAAGAACTGCACTTGGAAGTGATTTTAGACGTAAAACAAGTGCAGCTGCTGCTTTGAAAACACAAATACAACAAGGAGAACTATCTGGAGTTGCCGGAGCTCTTAACATGCCAGATGGCATGAAAGCAATGCCAGGCGATGATACAACCACAAGAAAAAGAAAAGGCAAAACAGACGCCGAACGTTTAGCGGAACAGATCGCCAAGCAAAAAGCAGCGGCATCTGAAGCACTTGCTGTTGAGAAGGGAAGATTATTAGTTGCTCAAACGGCAGGTCCCTTGCAACGTCGGATAACCGAAGCTATTGTCCAGCAAAATCAAATACAACGGCAATATTCTGACAGACTTAAAGAGTCAAAAAGCGCGGAAGAAACTCTCAATTTACAGCTTGCACAACGTACAGCATTGCAAACAAATGCACTTGAATTGCAGCAAGCATTAAGTGAAGAAACCGATCGTATAATCAATCCACTCAAGGAACTTACAGACGCTTCTGCTGAACGACTACAGCTTGAAAATAAATATCAAGAATTGTTATCTCAAGGTATCAACCCAGAGCTTGCCAAGGAATTTGCGCAACTTGAATTAGCCGCAGAAAAACAGACGGAGCTTTTGACCCTGCGGTTAGCAGAACTTGAAGGTGCAAAGGCAAAATTAAAAGCCGAAAGCGATGTAGCAAAAGCATTGCAGGAACAAATTGACAAAACTAAAGAAATACTACAACTGCAAGGTCAAGCCGTTGCCAAATCAAAACAAGAATCAGAAGAGGAGAGGAAAAAAAGACAAGAACGCGAGCGCCGTGATCAGGACGCTAAAGAACAAGCCGAAAGGCTCAAAGGCCTGTATCGAGGTGTTGTAAATACTATTGAAGATGGGATTGTAGATGCAATCCAAGTTGGCATTGATGGGTTAATCAATGGAACAAAAGAACTTGATCAAGCCCTGAAAGAGATCGCCGCTGGCGTACTTCAAGACATAGGCAGACAGTTGGTCCGTTTTGGTGTAAACATGCTCATGCGCGGTGTTTTCCCCGGTGCATTTGCCAATGGCGGTGTCTTTGCCGCAAATGGTATTCAGCCTTTTGCATCTGGAGGCATTGTCAATAAACCCACTTTGTTCCCATTTGCTGAGGGTGGAACAACGCGCACTGGCTTGATGGGCGAGGCTGGACCAGAAGCAATTATGCCTTTACGACGCAATTCTGATGGGCGTCTTGGTGTTGACGCCAGTGGTTTACGCTCCGCCATGGGTGCCGCGCCGGGCAGTGCCGGTGGTTTTCCGGTGCTTAACATGAGCTTTGAAACCACCAACATCGGCGGGGTGGAGTATGTAAGCCGCGAGCAACTGGAGGCAGCTATGGCCGCCACTCGTCGTCAGGCCGCTAACGACGGCGCCCGCAAGGGAATGACAATGACCATCGACAAGTTGCAACAGTCCCCAGCCACCCGTCGTCAGCTCGGGATCTAAGCAATGGCCGCCCCTTCGTTCCCCAACTACGTCCCATCCAAACGGGATTTCAAGCAAGGATCCTTTCCAACGCGCCAATACAAGGGACTGTCTGGTGCGGT